GATGCGTCGGCAGCGCCGGGATTGCCAGCCTCAGGCTGTGCCTTCTCGGAAAGCTCTGCCTCAAGCTCTGCCGCAATCTCGTCTGCGAGCTGATCAATTTCCTCGTCTAACAAGGACTCTTCTACGATACTTTGTTCGGTTGCCATTATGTCCATCTCCTTAAAAAGAATGGAAAATTCCACAGTTTATTCTAACTTATTTATAAACCCTATAATTTTGACAAAAAGGACTTAAACATTCTAAGTTTGGTTTCTTCTAATTGCTTTCTTTTTGCCTCAACTAATTCCTTTTTGATGTTTTCGATCTCTCGTTCTTTAATAACTCCATTATCCCAAACCCACTCTTTTCCTTCCATGACGCCTTCAACGAATGCCTCTGGTGCAGATGGATCTGCAACAATATCCGCAGCAGTGGCAAGATAGAAATCATCTTGCACAACATTTGTACCCTTCACGTTTCTGAGCGACCCCATCCCTCTGGAGGAAACCCCCAGCTTTGCTCCTTCGTCAATTAAATTCTTGACGATCTTACCATATGGAGTATCCATGATCTTTGCCTTGCCAACCCAATTGTTACCATCTTCATTAAGTTCCTTGATCATATGAGAAACTCGTTCAAGGTTTACAACCGGACCCTCGGGATGCCCCAGTTCACCAAAGGCACGGTTTTGTATAACATAGTTGTTAATGTACTTTTGGACTTGTTCGTCCAGAACCTTTTTAGGATAGACTCTACCATTTCGATTCTTCTGTTCAGCCTGCATGAACACGCCTTTGATATAATGACTTTTTTGGCCATTTCTCTCCTCCGTGATAAATTCAACAGAGCCTTCGTCCATGACTTCGGTAATTAGCTTCATTCGTCGTCTTCTTCCTCTGAGGGCTCAATGTCATTGAGCCATCTGTTTGAAACTTCTATCTTTTTGGTCTTGAGGGCATCATGTACCTTGGCAGCAAGAACATCATTGATCTTTTCTGAAAAGTTATTTGGATCGGTGTCCAAAGCATCTCCAATTGCGCTCTTAATTGTATCCTTCATGATATAACCTCCTTTGCTGTCTACTATTTATACTATTCTATATCTTCATCAAGCTGTTCTGCGGTTGCAATTTTTGCCCTTGTGTGAATAGACCTGACTTTTTGTAGTGTGGATCTATTTTCTTCCTCTTGTTGTTCTTGTGGTTGCTGTTCTGGTTGAGGTGGACCGACACCTGCCTTTTGTCTGTCTACTGCCATTTGCTCTTGTTCAAAGGGATCAACTTCTCCGTCTTCAATTTCGTTTGCCATTTCCTTGTCGATCAGTCGAATCTCTTCTTCGGTTTGATTCAGGACATTCTTCCTCAACCAGTTCTTTGAATAATACTTACCAACATATTCATCCATCGTCTGTGCAACCTCAAGACGGTCGCGCATGATCTCGGTGTGCTTGAGTTCAGAGAAGTGTGAATCCTGCCTGAAGTTGTATTCGACCAACGTCTTGATGATATCCCAATCATCCTTGGAAACTATACCCTTCAACTGTAATTGCTTACCAAGAAGGTCATCAAAGAGGTTGGTGAATCGATATCGAAGGCGGTTGACAAATTTACCAAACTTGACTTCATCACGACTAATCTCTGTTGCTCTTCCAAGACTGAATGATCCTTCGGGCTCAAGTCTTGAGACAGGAACACCCAATGCCTTGTATAGCTTTTTCTTGAAATAAATGACATCTTCAATTTCACCAAGATTAGTCCCACCGGGAAGGGTGGTTATCTCTGTACCTCTACCGCCTTCTCTTCGCGGGAGCCAGAAATCCTCCAGCATTGACATGTGCCTCCGATCATCTCGGACCTCCCCGGTTTCGGTATCATATACAGTTTTGTTCTTAAACTTGGACATGATACCGGAAAGATATTGCTCTGCTTTGATCTTTGGTAGATTACCAACATCTACATAAAAGATTCTTCGCTCTGGGGCACGGGAGATGCGATAAATGACAGTAGAATCCTCAAGCATCTTGAGTTGATTCATTGGCTTGATTGCCTTGTGCAAGTTTCCAAGGATCATCTTGTTGCCCGAATCGAGAATACCAGAATGGATATGACAAATGGCATCATTCGTGATCTTGATTGCCTGTTGTGTGTTTGGTCCGCCCATCCCACCAACGCGATTTGATATGCCGCCGGGATAGTACAGATAATATTCTGTTATGTTGCGAGGAAGGGAAACCAGCCTGTCTCCGTTGAGCTTCTTTCCTTTGACCTCTCTTGCCTTTTTGATCTTACGAGGATCAACGGCACGAAGCTCTTTGATTCCCTCTTTGGGGTTCTTGGCATCGACCATGATGTGATAATATAATCGACCATCCACATACCACTTCTTGAATATGTCATATGCATATTCATGAAATGCCAACAATCGAAGGACTTCATCAAACTCATCTATGATCTTTTGTTTGATGCCTGATGGGATATCAACATTACCCAACGAAATTGCAACCGGAGACTTGCCTTGTTCGGTAATGACTGCTTCGTTGACGATATCATCAATGGCAAGCTCGACCTCTGGGTTCATTGCCATTTCACGATAACGAGTGATTAGTTCAATCTCGTTCTTGACAGTTCCCTCAAGATCAAGATAGGTTCCATAGGCACCACCCGTTACGGTTGGTCCTTGAAGCTCAACTGCCGCATCTCGGTTTTCGGGTGCAGCAAAGGGCTGAAGCCTCTCTTCAGGGACTTCTTCGTCATCCGAACCTATAGTGAATCCTAAAAATTTGCGTTTTGCCATAAGATAAAACCTTTCCAACAGGGATAATAATAATATATATAGCCCCCATTAGAAAGTTAATTATGAGGTCAGATGAACCCCATCATTTGCTTGCCAATAATCATACTGCCAGGTAACGGCATACTCTTCAACTGAGTCATTCTGATCCCAACCCAATTCAATGGGAGCAAGCGCAGTAGGCCAGCAGTTGATGATTGTAATTTCCTTGGCAACATCACCGCTTTTGGTATACTGCTTCACGGTGGCATCAACCTGATAGTCTGTGCCAGCAAAGGTTCTTTCGTTTCCACCGTGACTGTTGATTCCATTCATCCAGTTCGTTAACCCTGCATGTACAGCAAAATCCTCATCATTGATAATTGTGGTTGTCCATTCGGCAAAGGTTCTGTTCCCTGCCAGTTTGATGGTCCTGCCAAAGTAGGGAACTTCAACAAAACCAAGATCGGACCCAGGAAATTGTGCAGTCTTACACATGAATGTCATCTTCTGACCGGCTTCTCCTGTAGTTACTGCCGTTGGAAAAGGAACAGTAACTTCAAATAAATTAGGACGAGCGCCCTGACCTATAAGGTTTGCTCTAAAATTGTTAATTGAAAAAGGCATTCTTTTGTTCTCCTTATAATATCCTAATTCTATTTATGAAATAACCTTAGAATTGTCCGACTACTTCTGAGAAATCAACCCCTGTTGCAACTGCAACGAAGTTAAGCTGAATGAAGTTAATTGACCGGGCAGGCTTGATGTAAATGTCGCCAACAAACTCATTCCTGTCAATTACACTTCCTGGGTTATTTGTCTCATCGCAGACAACCTTGAACTCATTGATGCCTCTTCGCCCCTTAACATCCCGAAGGAATGGCTCAACCATGTTTCGGAATTGCGCTCGGGTGAAGTCATCATTGAACTCAAAGAGTGAGAACTTGGCAGCAGTCGAAATTGCCTTCTCTAGCACGATGAACAGTCTCCGCACGTTCAGTCTATCAAATGCACTCGGTCGTGTGGCTGATGTCTTATCGCCGAACAGAAGAGTACCCTGACCGGGGAAAGATACAACCGGATTGATCTGCTTGAGATATAGATTATCACGATGTGCCTTTGATGGATTGTATGCTAGTTTAACAACATTCTTAATTTGCCCTCGATTGTATCCGGCGGGGCTCCACCATGCATCACGAGCTTGGTCTGTTCTTGCGGCAAGACCGGCAACGTCTCCGTTCAGTGGAACCCAGCGATACACGTCATTGTACTTATCATACTGATACTTCCAACCACTGTCCAAGAATGCATAAGAAGTATTCTTATTGACACGCCCAGAGGTTCCTGTTCGGAAGCCAGTCGTTCCCGTTAAGTTGGTCAGCTTGGCTGAATCAGTCGAAGCGTCAACAACATCGCTCTTGAGCGGTGAGTAGAATGTTACCGCGTCCTTTCTTGTTGTGGCAATATCAACAACGTAACCAATGTTGGTCCTTTGATCTGCATCGGTGAGATCAGCACCACCCG